GCCTAAACTGAGCAACCTTAAGAGGGATTTGGGTATATAGATGTCTAATATGTCATCAACGACAGCAGAAGAGAATGTACTTAATTCTTATGCTTCTTACAATTATATATTCACTCTATCTTGTCTTACTCCCAAAGAAATGGAAAATGCTCGAGATATAGTAAGATCCGAGTACGTGCCTCATGATATTATAGCTAAGAGTGGAGGCATAGGAGGAGAAGGCAATTATAGTCCATTTGGAATAGGAGATCCGAATCTATCAAAAACCATTTATAATCAAATGGAAGAAACAGCATTGAGCAAAGGAGAAACAATTGATCTCAGTGGTCGTAAAAATGCTGACAAAATATTAAAAAGAGGACACGATATTTTTATTGAAAAAGTCACAATAGATAGTTACTATACGCCAAATCCATATCGTAAATTATCTACACTTAGCAACTTAGACATAGAGATGACCGAACCATTGGGTGTAACACTGTTTGAAAAGTATCGAGCAGCAGCCAATAACTGTGGCTACAAGGATTGGATGGACACCCCTTACTTGCTTACATTAGAATTTCGAGGGTTTGATGAAAAAGGCAAAGAGTTAGGAGTTGTGCCGCGATCTAGAAGACAAATGGTAATAAAACTTAATAAATGTCCAATGAAAATATCTTCAGCAGGAACATCTTACACACAAACGGCCGTTGCATATAATGAATTGGCATTCCTAGATAGATTTAATAAAACCAGAACTGCTGGGCAGGTACCCGGAAATCCTTCGCAAGGAAATTCTGCTATATTAAACAACAATGGCATAATAGATCCCAACAAAGGATTAAGGATAGGCGAAGTTGTGGATATGAATAATTTACAGACAAGACAATCACCTAGAAATCCCACCTATAATCTCACTAGATTAGATGGAGCTCTAAATGCACTAGCAAATGAATTGAACAAATCTCAAATTGAAGAGCAAAAAGAACCACTCAGAGAACTTATAGACGAATATAGAATTATAGTGGAACCGGGCGTGGGCCAATCAATTAAAGATTCAGCCAATTGGAACATTGATAATCCTGGATTAGATGGTAGATTTAAATTTAGTTGGGGTAGAAATGAAGACATAACAAATATAATCACAAATGTGGTACTAAATTGCGATCAATACAGAGATATTAAAAAGAAAGTGGAAAAATTTTGGAAAAATTTTGATAAATCAGAGCTTAACCAAACTGTGAATCCACAAGATTTTATGGTGCCTTGGTTTAAAATTACTTCTTCAGTAGAAACCAAAATAAACGAATGGGATACTCTGTTGAATATGCATCCAAAAATAGTAACCTATAGAGTACAACCATATTTTGTACATATTCTAAATTTTACTGTGGTGGGATTAATAGGAGCTGAAAGTACTTTTGCAAAAACAGTTAAGAAAGCCTACAAATATATTTTTACAGGAGAAAATACAGAGATAACTGACTTAGAATTAAATTATGACAGTTCCTATTATCAATCAAGATTGTACGACGGTAGTCGTAGTGACGGAAATACAAGAGATCAAAAAGACACAGCTTTACAAGATAAAATTAAAGTTAGTAGATTGTATGGAGATGCACCATTTACAGATTCACTTAAAGAAATGAGAGGATATCCTTCAACAGTGAAAGATGAAGATGTTAATACCGAAGACGGAGCCAGTCGCACAGACACAGATGAATTCATGAATTATCTAACAGACCCAGCAAAAAATATGATACTAATTGACATGACCATATTGGGAGATCCTGCATGGATAGGACAAAATATGTGGTTACCGGTTTCTTCTTCCACAGACACAGAATCAGTGACATATAAATCAGGCGCAACAGTGTATCATTGGGATGATAAAATGGGGTCTTTTAATATTGATCAGGCAGAACCATTTGTAACTTTAGAATTTAAATTTCCCACTGATATTGACGAAAAAAAAGGCACAATGAATTTTTCTGGATTAGAAGATATACATTTTAATGGACTCTATAGAACAAATAAGGTGCGTAGTGTATTCAACAGAGGATTGTTTACGCAGGTGTTAAACATGAATAAGTATCCTAACCAAGGAAAAACTTCATCAAGACCAAGACCATTACAAGGATCAACAGACAACACAGAAGCAACGCCTAAATTTAGATTAGAGAATCTTGCTGGAGCACAAATATCACTTGCAAAAGAAAAATTAAACAAAATTAAAGGATTATAAATTAAAATTATGTCAGATGCAGCAACACCCTATAGAAAAGACCGTCGCTCCACAGGAACAGACATAAATCCAGGTCCTTATATAGCCGTGGTTAAAGATAATACAGATCCTACGAAAATGGGAAATCTAAGAGTGTTAATACCCAGCTTGAGTGGAGCCGACACAGGTAACAGTGGCAATCTTTTCACAGTGAAATATCTATCCCCATTTTATGGTGTTACTAGCCCTGACGCATTATCAGCAGCAGGCGGAGCGTATGATTATGAATCCACACAACACTCTTATGGTATGTGGATGGTACCCCCAGATATAGATACTAGAGTCATGGTTATATTTGTTGAAGGCAAAAAAAGTCAAGGATATTGGTTTGGTTGTATACAAGAACCTTATATGAATCACATGATTCCAGGATTAGCAGCATCTAGAAACACAGAAACAGAAACGCCCGGAGATAAGAAAAAAATTTATGGCTCAGATTACGTGCCTGCTGGAGAACCTAACAGAGAGTTTTTTGCTTCTGCTTCAGGAGCAGAAGGAATAGACAACTTACCTAAACCTATACACCCTTTTGCTAATAGATTAAGAAACCAGGGATTGAGTCAAGACACAGTGCGTGGAACCACCACAAGTTCTGCACGCAGAGAGAGTCCTAGTTCTGTATTTGGTATCAGCACACCAGGTAGACCTAACAATAGAGATCCCAACAAAGGACAACTAGGAACCAGCGACAACATACAGAATGTAACAGTGGTTAAAGATGCAGGACACACATTTGTTATGGATGATGGCGATACTAACGGAGATAATCAACTCATAAGATTAAGAACTAGCTCTGGACATCAATTATTAATGCATGACACCAAAGGCGTGGTATATCTTGCTAACGGCTCAGGCAATGTATGGATGGAATTTGCTGCAGATGGTACAGTGGATATATATTCTAAATTAGGATATAATTTAAGATCAGGAGGAGATATTAATTTTCATTCCGAAGGCGATATTAATATGTATGCCAATAGAAATATTAAGATTAAAGCCAACCAACACCTAGGAGAAGATCCTTATGATAGAACAATCAAAGGTTTTATCAGTATAGATGGATCAGTGATTAATCAAATTGCAAGTAGACATGTGAATGTCACAGCAGAACAAGGAAATTATAATCTTCGCACTGGTATGAGCATATATTCTCAAGCAGCTGGAGGACAACAAATACATCAAGCAGCGGGCCAAGTACATCTAGTAGGCAGTCAAGTACATTTTAACAGTATACCTGCAGATCCAAATCTTCTTCAACCACTGAAAAGAACAGGATTTAATCAACCACACGGAACAGGCACAGCAGAAATACAAGTGCCCGACGTTACTCCAGTATTAACAAGCGGAACAGGAGTATTACAGGTAGACACACAAATACTAGGTATGACCGGTATGCGAGTACCCACTCACGAACCGTGGACATGGCATTCAGATAAGTTTGTAAAATTTCCAACAGGAGGCAACATAGAAGACAGTGAAAGACCGGGCACCCTAGGATATGTGTCACAACAAAATAGATTGAATGAAAATCCAGTGATTAGATTAGGACAATATGAAGCTGATTTAACAGATTACATTAAAAAAACAGTGCCTAGTACTACAGATATTGCATCTATACAACAAGCCACAGACACATTTACAAAAAATTATTCTTTAACCTACGGTCTTCCTACCACAGCAGGATTTTCAATTAATCCTTTGCAAGGAGGAGTTAGTGATGTATCACAAAGATTAATTAGAAATATAACTGGACAATCAAATAATACTTCTGATTTATTTAAAAATCAAATACTTGTAAATCAAGGCGGAATATTATACACAGTAGGAAATCTTGATAAATCTATTAGCAGTTTAGGAAATAACTTTGTAGGTCAGCTCTCAGCTAATGTTAAAAACTACGCCACTACCACAGTAGGTAGTATAATCAACAGAGAAATTACTAGCACTGCAAGAAATGTTGCAGATCAAATATTTGGCAGTGCAGGAGATGCTGTATATACTGATTACGGAAGTGAGGTTATAAGTACTTTTGCAGACGGTATGGTACCGGGACTAGGGAATTCGTACTTTTCAGACAGTATAAATATTGCTACAGATAGTTACGCAAATATTATAGGTGGTGAATACACATCATTCACAGATATAACCAGTGTACTATCAGGAGGATTTGAAAATCCAGTTGGAATAATGGCAGAGAGTGTAGCAAGTTTCTTTGGCGGATTTGGGTGGTAGATTATGGCATACGAAGATAAAAATAGCAATAGCAACTTAAGACAGGTATTCAAAGGGTTTAGCTCACGAGCGGATCAAACCAATTTTAGATTATACGACTTTGGATTGATCAAACAAGATCTTATCAACAGATTAAGTGTACGCAAAGGAGAACGAGTAGAAAATCCAGAATTTGGTACCATAATCTATGATTGTATATTTGAGCCCTTAACCAATGCATTGAAACAAGCCATAGCAGATGATGTCACACAAAATCTTAATGCTGATCCAAGAATTAGCACATCTGATATAATAGTAAGTGAAACAGAGAATGGTATTAGTATACAAGCTACTATAACCTATGTACCTTACAATATTACCGAGAAATTAACATTTTCATTCGACGAAAACTCTCTTTTGCGCCTGTCTTAATCTACGCATATAATAATATCCATAAATATCCGTGTATTAAAATATGTCCACTACTGATAGACAAAACCGATTGCTAGTAGCCGAAGATTGGCGTAAAATCTACACCAGTTTCCAACAAGCCGATTTTAAATCTTACGATTTTGAGACACTAAGAAGGACCATGATTGCCTATCTTAGAGAAAATTATCCAGATGATTTTAATGATTTTGTTGAAAGTTCAGAATACATTGCTCTTATAGATCTTATTGCTTATATTGCTCAAAGTTTAAGTTTCAGAGTGGATCTAAATGCTAGAGAAAATTTCTTAGAAACTGCTTCTAGAAGAAACAGTATTCTAAGATTAGCAAGACTAATCAATTATAATGCCAAAAGAAATCTTCCAGCCACTGGACTTTTAAAATTTACATCAGTATCCACAACTCAAGATGTTCGAGATAGTGGAGGCAATAGTTTGGCCAATATCACAGTGATATGGAATGATCCTACCAACGCTAATGCTAGAGAACAATTCATTACCATATTAAATGCAGCCAATGTTTCAGGTCAGTTATTTGGAAAACCTAGAGAATCAGGCAATATAGGAGGAATCAAAACAGAAACCTATATAGTGAATTCCATCAACACAGATGTGCCAATATTTACATTTACAAGAGGTATAAGTGGTATTGCAAGAAATTTTGAAATAGTACCAGCGACAATATCTAATTCAGAATCTATCTATGAACAATCACCAGTACCAGGCACAGGATTCACTTATGTTTATAGAAATGATGGAGCCGGTGACTCCAGTCCTAATACAGGATTTTTTGCTCTATTGAAACAAGGATCGTTAGCCAATTATGAATTTTCTATAACTCAACCCACAACCAATTATGTTCAATCTATTAATGTTAACAATATTAACAACATCGATGTGTGGTTGTATGAGTTAGATGATTTTGGACAAATAGAAAAATTTTGGACCAAAGTGCCTGACCTTAGTGGAAACAATGTCATCTATAACAGTTTAAATGCAGATGTTAGAGACATATACAATGTTGTAACCAAAACTAATGACGCAGTGGATCTTGTGTTTGGAGATGGAAATTTTTCTAACATACCATCCGGAAGATTTAGAGCATATTACAGAACCAGTGCTAATTCAAACTTCTCAATTCAACCAGCCGACATGCAGGGTATATCATTTAGTATATCTTACACAGATCCTAACGGATCTCAACAGACATTAACTATCACAGCATCTCTGCAACAGAGCATCTACAACGCCGCTGCCACGGAGAGCAACGACAGCATCAAGACCAAGGCACCACAGGTGTATTATTCTCAGAACAGGATGATCACCGCGGAAGATTACAACGTGGTTCCCCTGTCAGCATCACAGGAGATCATCAAGATAAAATCAGTGAACAGAAGTGCCAGCGGTATCAGCAGAGCCAAAGAGATTATAGATCCCACAGGTGCTTACAGCAATGTATCTGTGTTTGCTGATGATGGAATACTTTACAGAGAAGAGAGCACACCAGAATTTACTTTTACATTTACAAATAGAAACGAAATATTAGATGTAATTAATCGATTAGTAGAACCAACATTGTCTACAGCACATGCTAGACAATTCTATTATATTAAGTATGATAGAAGAGATCTTAGTGCATTAAATGCTATCTGGGTTAGTACCACTACAGGAACCAATACCAATACAGGATATTTTGCTGCAGGCGGACCACTAGCAGTGGGAGATTATGCAACTAGTAATTTAAAATATGCTAAACCCGGAGCTCTGATTAAATTCACATCACCAGATTCAAGAAAATTTTTAAATGGCAAATTGGTATCTGCTGGCACAGGTCTTGCTCAAGACAGACAGTGGAGTAAAATTGCTGCAGTAGCAGGAGATGGTGCCAACGGCGGAGCAGGTAATTTAGAAACAGGAGTAGGACCAATTACATTAAATGACACAGTACCAGCAGATGCTGAATTAACATCAGTTATACCTGAGTTTGTAACAGTGTTTGATACTGCATTAAAGATTGATTTGCAAGATAGAATAGAGATTTATGAAGAATTTGGTCTACGATTTGATGAAGAAAACTCAGAATGGAAAGTAATAACCGGTGCTAATTTAAATTCTTCTGAAGAATTTTCTTT